TAATCTTGCGTTTCTGTATGATCATCAAAAGTTATTTGTTCGTAGTCAATGACATTGAGTCCACTATTAAATTCATATTCAGCTATACCGCTTACCCATCTTTCGATGGGGTCACGTAATGCAACCAAATATCTATCGCTTTTAATCAGTTTGTTGCTGTGACTAAATTTAAATGATCCTAACAAACATCCTTTGACAAAGCTACTGGCATTCTTAGGCACATGGATGAATGTTAGACCTTTAGTGTACCAACATTCACCCAAGGTATGACCAAGGTGCGCCCATCGATCATACCCTGTTTTCATTACTTACTTTGTGCTGGTAAGATGAAATTGTATGTTGCTAGACCACTGTTAACAGTGATCTGTGCCGCACCTTCATCTGAAATCTTAACAGTTTTATCACCTGGTAGATCTAAGATACTGATAACAGCTTTAACTGGCCAACTCCAACCTTTGCTTAGTGTACCTGTAACACCTGCTTGGAACACAAAGTTACCTGCGTGACTGCTATGATCACCAAATGATAACTCTAAATTACCATTGTTGGTCTTAGCAGTAAAGTTTGCTTCTTCTGCATTGGCACTGGCTTGGAATTTAAGTCTTTGGATATTGACCACTGAAGGTTCAAATTCTACATTCCAATTCACTGCTCGCATTTTAACTGTTTTGAGTTTGTCGTTGACAATCTCTTGGCTCATAAAACGATAGTCGTTTTTAAAGTCGCCAGCGGCATTTTCAAAATGTAAACCTACAGCAACTTGTTCACCATTGCGATCTTGTTTGGTAATTGAAATTTTAGCATTTTCTTTGTATTCAGGAATGCCTAAAATAGTACTTAACTTACCTAAGTTTGGCATGCCAAACGTACCAATGAATTCTGCTACTGGTCCGTTTAGTTTAGCCTGTACAATAACACTGCGATCTTCTGCTAATGCTTCGATAGCTGTTTCTGAATCTGTGCCTGTGATTTTGACTAAGTCAATAATGCCTAAGCCATGTGTGTTTTTAACGATGTCTAATAGATGGTCTCTCATGTGTTTCTCCTTTGATAATTGATTATATATGATTTATTTAGATCGTGCAACAGTTTTGATAAATTTATTTTGATAATATCGCTCCCGCAGCTTGTGCTCTTTTTACAGTAGTTAGCTCTCCAGGTTTTTGGATTTCTGCCCAACTAATAGGTATTTCTGATTGATACTCATCTTCAAATCTGATAATTTTAAAACCTAACTCATTACATATAGTTTTTAATCGTCTTTTGCTAAAGTAATACTTAATATTTTTTTCTGCTAATTCAGCTGTAGAATCTATATCACAGTTATTGTAATTAAATAACAGCGTTCCTCCGGGTCTTAATAAACTTAAAAATTTATTGAGGTATGCATTAATTTTGTCAGATGGAAAATAAGTTAAAAAATCCCAAACTAAAATCATGCTAAATTGATTTTGAGGCAATAAGTCTATGTCTTGATAGATCCTCAATCTTCTTTGATATTGTTCTGGATATTCTTTTATTAAATTTTCTAATAGTTGATTACGAAATTTTTCTGACCAAACAACTACAGCTTTTTGCGTATCATTCTTATCAAATTTAACTCCTACTTGTGAACTAACATCAACTATAAGATATAATGGATCACTAGCGACCATAAGGTCAATCCAGGTTTTAGAGGGCGGGTATAATATCAATCCTGGATATTGCCATCTACTATTGGATGCTACTGCACTTCTAATAGAATCTAATATTGTTTTTTGGCTATCGGGATAAAATTGATTATCTATTAATTGATTTTGTTTTTGAAATTCAATTATTTCATCTCCGACTGTATCTATTTTTTGTTCGACTGTTGAAATTAAATTATTTAAATCATTGATGATATTTTGACTATCAACTTTAATTTTTTGATAATTATCAGTTGCTATCGCTAATGAATGTACAAATTCAGTCGTATTAATCGAATTTATTATAGAAATTTTTTCATCGACGATTTGATCAATTGATAATTTATTAACAATATCAACAAGACTATCATGAAAGTTAATTAAATCAGTGAGCTTTGCCATTATTCGAATGTAAACAAGTTATCAAAAGTTGTAGCAATCTGTGTGTTTTCACTGATCTTCCAATCCAGTACCCCAAGTAAATTTTCTACCTTTTGGTCTACAATGCCAGCTTCCATACTATCTTGATCAAACGGTAATTCTTTAAACCACGAGGGTATATGGCTTTCATCAGTTGGGTACCCAATTGACGTATAGCCCAATGGATTGTCTTTGAGTTTACATACGATGGTTTTCATACCGTCAACTATAGCCATGCTATAGTTGTCATTCATCATGCGTTTCAAATTGTTCCAGTTCATGGCCGCACGCACATGCCCTGGCATGTTGGCTTTGCCTAGGCGTTCTTCTTCTTTAGTATATTTGGTCAAGTTGTTGACACGTTTAGGTGTACCCTTTTCCCAAGCCGGACGTTCTGTGAACACCAATTTAAACTCACGCACCTTGTCTATAATCTTTTCACGTTCAGCACCAGTCAGGACATCCAACAGGATTTCACTCAAGAAGTCCTGTATGACTTTGGGAGTATCTGATCGTTTTAGGTCAAGACCCATGGCTTTTACTTTACCTGGCGCGCCATGTGTATCTAAACGTTTACCTTCCATGTCATAGATCAACACAGCATAACGTTTCTTTTTGATAAACAGGCCTTTGAGTGCTACCAGCTCACGACCACCTTTGATCAGTTCACCTTGACGACGTGGAGTATGGAAAGCACGTTCACAGAATTGTGGGAAACTCTCATTGACTTGATCAGCGATGCTGTCATACAAACCCACTGCTATGTCTTTGTTCCATTCCATCTTGCCTGCTTCAACATCTGCCCGGACCATTGGATACGCTGAGAAGTAACATGAGTCTGTATCACCATAGATGATCGCTTCACCTACGTGATCATACTTGCCTGTGATACATTCGTTAATATAAGCATCCATATGGCGGGCGATAGTACGACCAGTTAAGGTAGTTGACTGTCCAATTCGCTTGTCAAAGAAACGACAACCAGGGTTAAGGATAGCACCATACAAGCTGTTAAGATTAATTTTCTTAACCAATTGTCTTTTGTCCCAAAATGCTTTGTCTTCATCTGTAGTTGCCTCTTTCTTTTTAGCCTGCATTTCTTGTCGCTCAGCATACCAACGTTCTAGCAAACCTGGCACGACACCTTTGCGTTCATTGTTGAAAATAGTTCCATTGGCTGATAGGATCCAAGGTTTATTGCTGTCAAATATCAATCGCCAAACATCTGCGGCACTTAGCACATCACTGGAGCCATTAGCCCAATCTATAGTTATTTCAGTACCTGGTTCCATGTTCATTACTGATGTATATTCTAAACTGCCAAACAAACCTTCCCAGGCGTCAGCGAATGACGAACCTCCAGTTTGTTTTTCTTTGATATAGTGCTCAGTCATTACTGGACGCAGTTGCCCTACGATAGTTTCCGGCCCCATGTTAAGTGCGCGAATCGCTGATGGATACAGTGAGTTGATGTCGATAGCACCAATGTAGTCATGCATACCTGCTTTAGGAGTCGCTACATACGCACCTGCGGCCTGTGTATCAAACTGTTCATCTCTGTTACGATTTGGAACAACCATACCCAGTTGATGTGCTTCATTGATAATAGCCTGTTCAGTAACTGCTACAGCACCCATGGTAGTCTGTAACAGCACAGTATTATCATGTGCTAGTTCATTGGCTAGATCTAAGAAGCGTAGTTTCTTATCTAGTTTGGCCAGTAGTGCAGTGTCCTGACGGTTATATTCAATAAACTTAGGAAAGTCTTGATTGTACAGTTGATCTAATGTACCTTCATACTGTGTCTTACGTTCATCTAATTCATATTCAGCGATAGCATCTAGACTGTAACTATGACGTTCTTCATAGGTATATTTGCGATACAGTTGCATATAGTCCATATGAACACGACCAATCAAATCAAATGTCATATTAGCCGCACCAAAGCGTTCAAACTCACGCTGTTTAGGGAATTGACCCCATAGACAAAAACGTCTAGTATCATCTTTGCTTAATACACGATTGGTACGTTGTACCATGTACGGGATATCGAAACCTTCTGAGTTCCAACCACTTAAGATGTCTGCATCATCAATCAAGTCCAAGAATGTTTTAAGTAAATCTTCTTCACGTTCCATAAGGAAACAGTTGTCATACTTCTTGGCTATCTCTTCTGCTGTTTCCCAGCTCATGCTCTTAGGGGGAATCACCATGGTAACTAATTTATCTAGCCAATCTAGATATACTGATACCGCGGTGATTGGATTGAATGGATCTTCTGGTTTACTGAACCCTCTGACTGGGTCAAAGTTTACTTCAATGTCAAAGAATGCTGTTTGTAATTTGGGAGATTTCTGTCCAAGATAGTTTTCTTCTAGGCAACGGAACACAGGATTGATGTCACTTTCCCATATCTTCTTACCTGAATTTATTTTGAGTTCTTTATGGAACTCTTTGCCTATGCGTGTGCTGAATCTACTGACTGGTGTGTCATAGATAGTACGGAACTTACCACGAGGATCATCGTAGTAAAAGGTATAGTTGGCTGGATATTCTTTGTATTCTCTTTGTCCATTTACACGCTCAACGATGTAAATGCGATCTTTTGTTCTATCGAACAAGGCATCTATGTAACTCATCTTTTTCCTTTTTGTGCGACTTCTAGCTCACACACACTCTACATGCCCAAGGTGGGCGTATTAATTATAATAACACTAATACTCTATAAAATCCTACACTGTCGATTAAAAATAATGTTAACGTAGTCATCAATAAACCAAAACTACCGCGGCTGATTGATGTGAATACACTAATGCTTAATGCTACAAATATGATCGGATATACAATCAACCAATTGGTATAAGGCACAGTTAGGCTCACTGCTAATGATATTACTAAATTTAAAATCCAATTAGTAACTTCTAAACATAATCTAATTGGATGACTGTGCCAATCATCTTGAATAAATTTGGCAGTCCTGTGCCAATCAATCAAAGCGTACGACCAACGGTTTCAAGAATGTCTTGAAGTGTTTCGTGATCTTGATTAGTTTCACCAAATTTTGATTTTTGAGCAATCTTAATCGCTTTTTTAAGAATCGCTGGCTTAACTTGTAGTTCTTCTGCTACTGCTTTAACAGTGTCATTTAATCCTGCAGATAAATCTTCAATTTCTGTTAATACCGCAATACCTTCGTTAACCAATTGAGTTAATTTAGCTTTTTGTTCGCTTGAAAACATTTTTGATGCCATTTTTGGCTCTCCTTTATTGATAATATATTAATTATACATTAACTATTTAACTATGTCTAGTCTTTTCAAAGAATTCTTTAATAGGATTAACTATTTCTTGGTTTATACGAGTTTTAATCTGATCATGATCAAAGAATTTTTGATAATTGTGTTGAATTTTATTCAAAGTTAATTGATCATACTCAGACCTTTTAAATTGTTTAATATTGTTAAGGATTAAATTTAATCTTTTGATATTGTTAAATTCTTGGTCATATAATTCATCAAACAAATTATCAAAGGTTTCAAATCCTTGACTACGCAAATGTGATAGTACTCCTGGTTGTGCCCAAAGTAAAAATGGATGTTGAAATGCTATAGGTTTAAATGTTTTTTCTGTCAGATGTAAAGGTAAATGTTCATCAGCAGTAGTTTCTGCTACTAAACTAAAATATGTGTCATCGTACCAAGTTGGATTAAAGTATCGTTGCTGTTGGCCAGTTGATCCAGTTTGTGCTGGCCAACCTGGAGGTAAATCGTTGGGTAGATATTTACCTGTACGTTCAATATAACTCCAATGGAAAATATCCAGATATTCCTGTATATGATCAAACAATAGATCATAATTGGGTTTTTGTAAGCCCATTGGCATCAATGCTAATTTAGTATAGTTCCTATTTGGAGTATATTGATCGTAATCTGATTTTTTATATAATAGACTTTCATGATACCAAAACCAATTGAGATTAGTTAACAACAACACATTGG